TGGTACCCGTATAAACTACAGTTAAATATCAGTAATGAATTTTAACCAAATACCTTTTGAAAATATTGTTCGTTTTGGACAGAGAACTATGTTGGACCGACCACTATTTTCTGTGAGTTGGATACTCGGACGTTTTTGTAATTATAATTGCAGCTACTGTTGGCCTTATGCACGAAGTGATAGTGTTGACCATCGAACACTGGAAGTCTACACTTCTGTAGTTGATGAAATAAAACGACAAGCAAGAGCTAATGGTTTTAACGAATTTCACTGGAGTTTTAGTGGCGGAGAGCCAACTGCTTATAAAAATCTTTTGGATCTAGTACAGCACTTGGACGAAAAAGAAAGTTCGTACCAAAGTATCCATATGACTACTAATTTAAGTCCAGGAAGCAAATGGTGGAAAACTTGGTGTGATAAAACAGGACTGTTACAACGTAGAAGTATAACTGCCAGCTTCCACGACGAGTTCGCTAAAGAACAAGAGTTTGGCGATAAGTGTTTACAGTTACAATACGAACTAGTTCATGTTACTATTAACCAAGTAATGGTTCCTGAAAAGTTTTATGAACTGTATGAGCGTATGGAACGTTTCCATAAACGTGGAATTAATGTAACTCTTAAACCACAAAGTGATCCAACTGCTAGTCATATAGTAGACGGATATACCGATGACATGATTAAACTAATGCAAGAAGGATTCCCACAAAAGTCGCAAGGAGAAGAAGTTTATCAAATTCGCCTAAATGACGGAGTGAAAGACTACTACTTTGACCAAGCAGAAAGATTTAATGCTTTTGGATTTAATAAATTTCAAAATTGGACTTGCAATAGTGGTTATCAAAGTGTTATAATTAGAGGTAACGAAGTTAAGCGTAGTTACAGTTGCCATGACGAACCGTTAGGTACACTAGAACACTTTGAATTATTTAAGGAACCTAGACGCTGTATTACACCTACTTGTGTAAGCTCAGCGGATAGTAAAATACCAAAATGCAAATAGACTTAGAACATTTACACTACTGGATGTGTGCCATTCGCGAAAGCAAAGATCCTATGCGTACTCTTGATGCTTTCTGGCAAGGGCAGTTAAAAAGTAAAGACTGGTTAATTGAAAACTTGGTCTATTACATCTACCCAGAACGTAACAAGGAATTAGACTTTCCAGTAAGTGTTGACATACACGGAGGTTGGGTAGGAGTTTTAGCCAGTATGTTGTTTCAATCTGATCTTCCTATCAGCAACATTCGTAGCGTTGATATAGATCCTAACTGCGAGTCTGTTGCTACGATGATGAACAAAAAAGAAGAAATAGAAGGACGTTTTAGAGCAGTAACAGCTGATATGTGTACACTACGCAGTGATGCTGATATTATTATCAATACCAGTTGCGAACACATTACACAAGATCAATATGATCTGTGGCTCAGTGGACATCCTCACAACAGTTTACTAGTTCTCCAGAGCAATAATTACAACATTCCGGAGCACGTTAGAATTGCCAACGACTTAGAAGAATTCAAACAACAATGTCATGTCAAAGTGTTATGGGCAAGAGAACTAGTTTTACCTTTATACACAAGGTTTATGATTATAGGTCAAAATGTATAATTTAAACCAAATCAAAACAGTTCATTTGGAAGTAACTAGCCGATGCCAGGCTACTTGTCCTATGTGTGCAAGGAATATTCAAGGGTTAGATAATCCTTGGTTAGAATTAGATGAAATTACTCTTGATCAATTCAAACAATGGTTTCCTGTTGATTTTATAAAACAGTTAGATAGATTGTATATGTGTGGTAACTTAGGTGATCCTATTGTTGCAAAAGACACACTGAAGATTTTTCAATACTTAAGAGAAACAAATCCAACTATTTCTTTAAGCATGAATACAAACGGCTCTGCAAAGAGTTGGCATTTCTGGAAAGGACTTGCTGGATTAAAAGTACATGTTCGATTTGGTATTGATGGGTTAATTGATACTCATAGTTTATATCGCATTGGTACAGACTGGGTAAAAATTATAGACAATGCTAGACTGTTTATTAATGCAGGAGGTGAAGCAACTTGGGATATGCTGGTATTTGAACATAACGAGCACCAGGTAGAAATTTGTAGAGAATTAAGTGAACAGTTAGGTTTTAAAAACTTTGTATCTAAAAATACATCTCGTTTTAGAGAGGACAAGTTGCAGGTGCTAAACAAAGATGGCACAACTAGTCATGTATTATTTCCTTCTATTAAAAGCAAAAAAATATCTAAGTTACTTGGAACAGACGAACCTGCAGAAATTTCCTGTAAAGTTTTGAATGAGAAAAGCATATACATTAATGCTAAAGGACAAGTGATTCCTTGTTGCTGGCTTGATTATAATGCTATGTTGCCTATACACCCATCTCGAGTAGACATGTTGGATAAAGGTATTAAGTTTGAAACTTTAAAAGAAAAAACACTAGATGAAATTTTCGGTGAAAAAACATTTACCACTATTAGAGATAGCTGGGGTACTAGTCCAGTCCGCGAATGTAGTAGACAATGCGGAAAAATTGATAAATTCAATGAGCAGTTCAATTAGGATAAATGATGGAAACCGGAATAGTAAAATGGTACAATGATGCTAAAAAGTATGGCTTCATTACTGCCGACAAAGATAATGCAAACATCTACGCAGAACGATGGGATATTAAAAATGATCCGCAAACTATGTTTGAATTGCAACGTGTAGAATTTGACAGGATTGAAACTGATACAGGTCTGAAAGCAATCAACATTAACGTTATTCAACTTGAAGAACATAAGATGCTAGAGCTTCCTCGTATTAGTGTTTTTGATAACTTATTAACTGCTGAGTTTTGTCAACGTTTAATAGAAAAACATTCTCAAGCAGGAATGAACCCTAACAGCGGTTATCAAAGCCGTGTTGAATCCTATGCACAAGTTACAGAAGAAGTAGAGGATCGGGGAATTAGTTTAGGAGTTGATCCTTACGATTACGATGTATTGGCAACAGCTATTGTGCAAGCCGCACGAATTCCTTATAGTCACATAGAAGCCATCGATGTATACAATTACGAAACAGGACAGTTTCTTGCATACCATCATGATTACCCTTATGATCCAAGACAGATTAATTATTACAAGTACGGCGGTGACAGAGTAGGAACTGGAATATTCTATCTAAATGACAATTTCAAAGGCGGCGAAACTTACTTTCCTAAACACAACGTAACTGTAAAACCAAAGACTGGCTCTTTCTTGTATTTTCAACAATGTTATGATGAAGCAACAAATTGGTCAACTATTCATGAAAGTACAAAAATAACTTCAGGCACTAAATGGATTGCCAGTTGCTTTTTTAGTGACAGACCTCGAGTAGGCTGGAGTCCAAGAGACCATTTGTATGATAATAAGTGATTGGAAACCTTTTTACAAATATGACAATGACGGTACTCCTAATTGCATGTCGCAACAAACATATGAGCCGTTAATAAGTCCTGACGGAAAAACATTCTGCGCCAACTACGATTGGCAAAACAAATATCAACGTATGTGGCAACCCAATCGTGTTGGTTACACAGACGAAGTTGTTGATTATTTTTTCTTTAAAGAAATAGAATATGCACAAAAGTTTAGTAATCGTTCATGGGCTCCTGAAATAGTTGATATAGACCGTGTGAGTAAACGAATATTTTATAAATGGTACGGACCAACTTGTAACGAAATACTCTATACAGGCAACGCACTTCCAAGCGATTGGAAACAACAAATTCGCAACATTATGATAGATGCATACTCTAGTGGAGTTTACAAACTTACTATGTATCCTCATTGTCATTTTTATGACAGTGATGGCAGGATGCATGCCATAGATATGTACGGATGCGTAGAGGTCGATGATCCTTTTATTGAAGCCAAATACATGGATGGAATTATACATAGTACAGCTCAATTTAGATTAGATGAAACGGGTGATTTAGTTAACGGTAAGTATAATTTAGAAACTATGTTTAAGCAATCACTTGGCGTACATGTTAAATGGGGCAAAGAAGATATGCGTTTTATATATGAGGAAATGTTCAATGCCTAAAAGAGTTGGATCTACACTAGGATTAATTGACTGGGAAAAAGTTATAGCAGACATACAACCTCATGCCGGAGACTTTAATAGTGTGACCAGCGTTGTAGACAGAAGTGAGGCTTCGGCAGTTGGTGATCAAGAATTATTAGGATCTTATAGAGAAGTTATTGGTACTTGGGAAAAAGCTGGCTACGATTTAAAACAAATACAATGGTACGACTACTATCCCCAAGAACATTTTGATATAAGTGTGCAACAAGTATTTGAACAGATGTTTAACATTAAACCACGCAGGGTATTTGTTAGTGAAGTTATGCCAGGTCGTTGTGTGCCTTATCACTGGGATGTAGAAGATCACGAAAAAGAATGGTTAGCAGAAGGCGAACTTGTTCGCTATGTTTGTTTTATGGATAAGCCAAAATTTGGTCATGTTCTTATATTAGAAGATGAGTGTTTTTATAATGTTGAACAACACGAAATATATGAGTGGAATTGGTACAGGTCACATCATGCCGGCACTAACTGTGGATCAGAGCCATACTATCTATTTCATTTCTTAGGAACTAAAAAATGATTGAATTTGTAGGTATATGTCCAATAGCATGGCAAGCACTAATCCAACATCTTGAAAAACAGCAACCGTATGTCGGGCCTAAACACAAGGAAGGTGACGATATACCAGGTCTAAACGAAGTTACAGACTTATGGAAAAAAGCGGGGTATGGTCCAACAGTTAGTTGGGATATGTTTTATCCCGGAGATCATTTTGATATTAAAATAGTAGACAAGTTTGTTGAATGGGCAGGTATGGAGTCTTACACTAATGCGTGGGTTAGTCGAATTCATCCAGGTTACTTTGCTCCGCAACACTGGGATGTGCAGGATGACGAACCTTTACCAGACACTATTCGTTTTCATGTACATATGAGTCAACCACAGTTTGGACATATTTTTATAGCTGAGGATAAATGTTTATATAATCAGCATCAAGGAGCCACATACAAGTGGTCTAGTCGTAAGGCATGGCATGCAGGAACTAACTGTGGACTAGTTCCAAAATACATTTTTAATATTTGGTAATATCATGGAAGAAAAAGTAGTCATTACAGAACAATTTTATTTAGACAAGTTTATGGAAATTCAAAGGCAAAATGTAGTGTTGTCTAATTTGCTTAGAGATATTCATGCAGATTCATATCTTAGAAAAGCAGTTGAACATAAATTAGGCTCTAGTGCATTTGATATTTTAAAAGATACGCCAGCCTAATGAATAAAATTAAACAGTGGCAAGATAAAATTGAAACAGTTTCAGGAAGTAAAACTTTCTGCATACTACCATGGATACATTTTGCAACACGCCCTAACGGTGATATGAGATTGTGTTGTAGTGCAAATGCCAGCGGCGCCGGAGAAGATCATACCGTTGGTTTAGTTAAAAACGAACGAGGAGTTCCAGCTAACTTTGGACGTGAAACTCCTATGAGCGCATGGAACAACGAGTACATGCGAGATGTTCGTTTAACAATGTTAGAAGGTAAAATACCTGCCAGTTGTAGTAAATGTATTGCTGAAGAGTCTCGAGGTGTTGCCAGTAAACGCATTTGGGAAACAGGCTCTTGGATGGAAGAAGGTATTGATGTAGAAGAATTGATAGCTCAAACAGCAGAAGACGGTACTGTGCCAGAGAAGTTAGTTTATCTGGATCTTAGATTAGGTCATACTTGCAATTTAAAATGTGTTATGTGCAGTCCGCATGATAGTAGTCAATGGGTGGGCGAGCATAAAAAAATATATCCTTTGTTTCAAGCAAAAGAACTTAAAGAACAAATGGCTTGGGACAGGAAAGATTTTAATAATTTCTGGCACGAGAATCCAGACTTCTGGAAAGAAATGTATGCCCAGATTCCTAACCTAAAACAAGTATACTTTGCAGGCGGCGAACCTTTAATGATTAGAGAACATAAATGGTTCTTAGAAGAAATTATTAGACAAGGATACGCAGATAAGATCCTTATTCGTTATAACACAAATGGATTATTAGTAGATGATGAAATTATCGAATTATGGAAGCAATTCAAAAAAGTTAAAGTCGGCTTTAGCATTGATGCTGTCGGTGACCGCAATTATTATATACGTTATCCTAGTGACTGGGATACTATCGTACGAAATCTTCACAAGCTGGACAACACTCCCGACAACATCCAAGTTAGTATTGCCACTGCTATACAAATATTAAACATCAAACACTTGGCAGAGTTTGCTAAATGGAAAATAACACAAAACTTTAAGAAAGTAAATTTAGAAAATACTGTAGGTGGCATTCAAGCTGGTGGCGGCATTTTTAATATGCATCTCTTATACATACCAACATTTTTAAGTATTAGGCTATTACCAAAAGCAGACAAAGAAGAAGTGCGTAAGAGTTTTGGCGAACTTGCTAATTGGTTGCATACTAACTACAGACAAGATACTGATTTTTGGAAAAAGAATCCTTATGGTTGGAAACGATGGCTAGCAGTATTAGATTTTATGGATGCCGAGGACCACACAGCCCAACTACCAGCATTTCGAGAATATATAACTACACTTGAAAAATCAAGGGGAACAGATTTTAAATCTACGTTTCCTGAACTATCACACTTGCTAGATTATTCAGTCGAACCTTCTTGTGTTTAAAGATAGGGTCTTTTAAAACTTCTTGAAAGTTTTTAAATTCAGGGTGTGCAGAATTCCAAACAGTTCGTTGCCTATAAGTTTCTGCATCCCATGTATTCCAGTCAATAGCTAGTTGAAATCCTATACTATAAAATCTTGGATATCGATGTAGTATCAAGTTTGCATAATCAACCATTTCTTTGTAATTTAAATCCTGTACAACAAACTGTGTCATAACATAAATGTTAGGGAAGTTTTCTAACTGATGATTAATATAATCGCAGTTATCTAATAGTGTTTGCCAGTGTCCGCCGACCCTAACAATATTATAAGTAGTTTCTTTCGCAGCATCAAAACTAATTCTTAAGGCTCGTATCTTGTTGTGCCATTTTGATATTCTGTTCCAGTTTGTAGGTGTAAGCAACACTCCATTAGTTTGCAGATCTAGTATAACATTAGGCCAAGGTGTTGGATCAAACGTAGTTAAAAAATCTCTAAAAATCTTCGATCCAAACGGATCTCCGCTGCCTGTTATTTCTAACACAATTTCTTTATCGTGCGGCTTGTCAAATATAAAATTAATAATTTTTTTGTGTAGTTCTTTTTTACGTTCATATTCAGGCCCGCTAGTGTCATAAATTTTTCTAGTTCTGCAACTAGGGCAACTTAGATTACAACTTAAATCATTTTCAAAAAATATCTGTGATGGATATTCGTCTGCTTCTGGAGTTCCAATTCTCTCAGGTAAGCTGTTATCTGCTATATCGTTGCAAACAGAATGATTGCAAAATTTAAAACTAAAATCAAGTATTGAATTTCTTATTTGTTTGGCTTTTTCACCGTGCCAAATTTCTTCCAGTGTATTGTCGTACAAGTTGCCTACTTGTTGCGGAAGCCAAGAACTACAACAAAGCCAACAACTACCATCTTCTTTAATGGCAATTGATTTAAAGGGCCGTTCACAAAACTTGCCCTTTAAGTCTTTTACAATAGGAATTATTTGACTAGTGAGGCCCATATTACTTTAAAGTCTTCTTGATCTTTTGCTTTAGGTGTACACATACCACAGCCACAACGCTGATTAGGACAAATGATAGGAGTTGGATTTTTTAAACGTTCTTTTAAATCTGCAATAAGTTTTTCACTATCTTTAAGATTACCAATTGCACCTATTTTTTCACCGTGTAATGCTCGACAAGTTTGATGGTGATATACGTCTCCAAACTCTTGATTAATATGTAGGAAATACCAATCAACAGTACAACTCCAACCTTTGAAGTGATTGTCAATTAGTTTAATGTCTTGCCATTCATTGTCAACTTTTCCTACAAGGCATCTGCCTCCACAACATTTACGTCCAATATTTGTTCCTTCGTTACTGTCGCTTGCGGAACCTTTGAAGTTAGTTTTCTTCCAAAACCACTCCTGTTGTTCTTTACTGTACACATGACTAGTGCGTCTGTTATTTCCGTCGGCATCTATAAACCAACCACTAATGGCTCTGTTACCATCTCCAATAGGTACGGGGTTATATTTGATACCTTTAGAATCTAGGAAGTCACAAACTTGTGTAACTTCGTCCCAGTAGTCAACATGCAGCATTACATTCACTTGTAGCCATAGATTAGTTTGTGAAATATCAACTATGTTTTTTAGAACACGATCTTTTAGTTTTTTATCTGCTTCTGGATGATAGCTGATAGATAAACCAAATAGATTATCTAAGACCGTGTCCATTCTTTTATAGTGCCAGGTTCCATTGGTTGTTAGACTTAAACGCCACCTGTCGTCAATGTTTTTAATTTCTTTAATTAACTTCCAAAAGTTAGGATTGTTAGTAGGCTCGCCACCTGTGAAATCAATGCCTGGATCATACACAGGATTGACTCTGTGGGCTGTGTAAGTTTCGTACCACTCTTTTGCAAAGTAAAATGTTTTTAATAAGTCTCCTAAGCTAGAGTGTTTACTATAGTTGTTGTGTCTAGTTGCATCGCAGTAAGTACAGTCGTAGTTACAACGCCTGCCTGTATCCCAGGTAATCATCATACTAGATTGAACTTTTTCATTAATTGCTGTTGTCTTTATCATTTTCAACCTTTGTTAAAGGAATGTCTGCAGCGCAGGTACAGAAGTTACGGTCACAAGTTACGGGTTCGCTAGGAGCAACGAAGTTGCCTTCATATATGTTGCCTAGACTACCACCGACTCTACAAGTCGCTCTGTGTACATCTCCGTCCCAATTTATCATTAGACTTTCTATACCTGCGTTGCAAGTCCAACCTTTAAATTGATTTAATTTTAGTTTAATAACATCATTGGCGTGTTTTTGTTCAATGCGTTTGTTTTTATAGAATATAACAGTATTGGGTTGTACAGTTGCTTCGTGTTCTTTAATCCATTCTAAATCATGCAAATTATATCGCATGTCATCAAAAACATCATGATCACCTTGAGTCCAACGTATGCGTCTTAATGTGCAAGGAATTTGATCAGACATACACCGTGCATATACTGTCATGGCATTTAGCATATGATCTGGGTGACACATAATTTGTGCCACTAATTTAATCTTAGTCATATCGGCAAGTTTACTTACAGTATTGTATACACGTAACCAATCGTATTCAAAATGAATACTAAACACATACTGATCAACAGGTAGTATGCGATAAAATTCATAAGGAAGAGTTCCGTTAGTTGTTACACTGATCCAGTGTATTCCTTTAAAACGAGCATACATTATAAGTTCTTGAAACTTAGGATGTACGCACGGTTCTCCTCCTGTAAAACTTAAACGTATAGGTTTACCTAATGCTGATAGTTTATCAATGGTAGTTTTAAGTATTTCTATGTCAGTATGGGGACTAGTGTTGTCGTGAATTTCTGCTGGACAATAACTGCAATCGTAGTTGCAACGTTTGCCAATATTCCACTCTACTTTGATCGAGTTTGCATGGTCCCAACGATTGACTACTTTATACATAAGGTGCAAACTCCGGAATCACATCAAGTAAATTTTGTCCTCGAGTCGCATCAAGACGTTTGTTAAATTCAATGAACTCAGGCCACATGTGACTTAGATCTTTAGCTTGAAGATAATTGATATTGTCCTGTATTTGTTGATGTGTAACTTTTCCTAATAGAGTATTTTTCTTAACTGCGTCCCATTCATCAATTTGTGACTTTACTGCTAACAATTTTGTAATTGCCAGGGCTTTTAAATCATTTGGTAAGACTTGTGCTGACAAACAATTTGGATAACTTACGCGATGACTGTAAAACACAATACCCATGCTATTAATGAAATAATCAATGCATTCCGCCGCCTGTAGTATGTTGCCGCCTTGTGCTGTAAATGCTCCGACGACTCTACTAACATTTGGTATCTTTTGTATTTCTCTAATGTTAGCCTCCACCTGACGAAAGTCACCGTTACCACGAATGTAATTGTAAACATCATGAATGCCGTCAATGCTGACATTAACGGCAACACTTCTAAAACTTGGCCAATAGTCATGTATAGTTCTTCCTTTGCTTATTCCCAGCGTTGTGCCATTTGTGGCATACTTGATTTCTATGTTAGCACCATAAGGTTTTAACATATCTAGTATTCGATAGTGCTGAGGATCCATTAATGGTTCTCCTCCTGCAAACTCTACTCTTTTAAAATACGGTAATAATTTTTCAAAACTTGCCCACCACTTGTCTGTATCATCAAACGGGCCAATGTACTGTCCTGGCTTTTTAACCAGTCTCTCAACAGTAGGTACAAGATAGTTATTTTCTTTTTTATAGAAAGAAACTACGCTGTCCCAATCTTGCCAACTAGTGCTGTCTAGTGGATTACACATACGGCATTTTAAATTACACAAGTTATTAAGTTTAATTTCCATAGTAGGAAATTCAAACGGCATAGCATAGTCGTCAGTTAACGCACTTAAAGCATTTGGGTATAAGTTAATACGTGCTTCGGGGATAACACCGTTAATGTGTCTCTGTCGCAAACTTTCAACTCCTTGATCTTCTAAATCAAAACAAGGTTTACATACATCAGGGCGTTCACCATTTAGTACTTTTCTACGAACGTCCTTCATCATGTGGCCGTTCCATATATTTTCTAAGCTATCATCTTGTATCCAGCCAACAGGCTGACTACGGCAACAAACTTTAATTGCACCGTCTTCTCTTGTTGCTAGTCCTGTAAAAGGATGCATACAGAATGTTTTACTGTTGCTCATATATGTAATTAAATATTTTTTTAGATATTTGTTCGTGAGATGCTATCCCAGGATGTGCGTTATCGAGAGCTTTATCGATTTCTACTATAGAATTATGATAAAAATTTTCAATGTTTAAATAATCAGGTTTGTCATCATACGAATACGCAGGACAATGTAGGTACTTGACTTTTAAATTTTTGAGGTATAAATCTGCATGATGAATATAAATCCAAGTACGTTGCGTGTAATCTTGATCGTTTATAGATAAAATCCATTTTTTTGCAAACCGATCTCTCATCCATATTCCTAATCGTCGATATAGTTTACCGAACGGTTGAAAATACATATCCCTGGGAGGAACGGTCCACATAATAACTACGACATCGTCTTGTTCAAACTTAAAATTAAGTATTCGGTAAAGAATTTCTAAATTGCTTGAACCGGGGTAACTTTCATTCTTAAGCTGGTAATTTAGTTTATTTGCGAGTAAACTTGGCCATGCAAAATTACTTGGGCTACTCCATTCAGTACCCGTGTCAATACAGTCAGGTAAACCCAGACCGTATGTAAACGAACATCCAAACGTTATTAATCTAGGCATGATAATGCCCACTGGCGTTCTTGACACCAAAAACATTTTCCACAGACAGGCACATACTGACCAGGTGTGTAATTTTTATAATTAATATCTTCAAATTCGCCTTCGCAACTACGTGTTATATTAAACAGATCCATAATACCCAATGCCTTATATTGTAACACGATCCATGCCTTGTCTACAAACCGAAATGGATGGCTAGCAACCTTGTCCATGTGTATCATGTATTCTAAATGTTTATTTTCTTCAGAAGGTTCTATGTCTCTTTCTAACATGCCGTTAAACTTTGCCAAACGAGGATTTCGAGTAACACCGTTATAGTAAGCATCGCAGTTTTCATAAAAACACACATATTCTGCAAATGCACGTTTTTCAATGTTATCGCCCGAAACTAATTTACCATATTCGTCTGTTAGATTAGGGCCTACTGATCCGTACTCTAATTCTGGAGATATAAAATTAATGTGTCGTTTAAAATTTAATAATGGAAACTTTTGTACAAGATATTCATAAACACGTAGACTATCCCATTGTTGCCACGGCCGAGTTTTCCAACAACGTATATGGCTAATAATATGTATATTAAATCCAGGCGGTGCCATACTACATACCATATATGCTAAAAGTGCGCTATCGGCGCCACCACTAAGGCTAATGGCAACGGCGTTCCATTTTGGATCAAAGGGTATAGTAACTTGGCTCATGATATATTTACGCCATTATAGTAGCACATAAATATTTTATGATCAACGTAACCATGTGGCAATGCCCAAAAGACTTAATCGAACGGGCCTTAAAAGAACACCCAATTGACAGTAGTCGTACTACCTTAAACAAACCAACCGGCAATTTTTTCTATGATCGCTGGGAAATCAAGGATGAATTTCGAAATACTGCTTGGGAAGAAGTTCTAAACACATTGCCCTATACAATTGGTGAAGCTCGTGTGATTACTCTGGAA